CCTTCTCGGCGAGGTAACCAAAAGTCTTCTAGCATCGACATGTGTTTACGGTCATCTCGCAGTTCACCTGTGTTTGCATCGTATACCATTTTGTTACGATACTTGACCATGATATCTTTTAGATACTGTTCGGCTTTACCTCTTGGCAAATTACCCACATCGATATAAAAGATTCGGCGTTCTGGTGCCCTCGATATGCGATAAATTACAACGGCATCTTCAATCATTCGTAATTGATTGAGAGGTTTAATTGCCTTGTGAAGATATGAGATAACAAATGTGTTCTTTGCATCCATCAAACCAGAATTGACATTGATAATTGAATCTGGTGCGATTCTTAAACCAGAGTTAACTGATGCACCGTAAGATTGTGATGCAGTACCACGGTCAGAGTAGACATAGTATTCTGCAATTGAAATAATGATATCGGCGCTAGTCTTTGGGTCTTTACCTTTTTTGATTTCTCGTACCTTACGAATTTTACGAGGATCAATGTATCTTAATTCTTGTATACCTGCTTTTGGATCTCGGTCATCTACTACAACATGATAGTAAATGCGACCATCAATATACCAACGCTTAAACAAGTCATCAGCAAGATTACCAAAGTTAAGTAACTTCAGAATTGTTTCAAATTCTTCACGAATTTTCTTTTTGACTGTCTCTGGTTGTTTGAGTTTATCTACAACGATATCAACTGTTCGACCAGAAACATCGTGTGTGATTGCTTCATTGACAATATCATCGATGGCCTGTTCCAATTCTGGATGATTGGCCATTTCACGATATCTTGTGATGAGTTCTAATTCATTGCGAACGGCACCTTCTAAGTCAACATATGTGCCGTAGTATGCGTTTTGAGTGATGGTAACTGCGCCATCATCAATTGCTTCCGTTGGAAGTGCAAAAGATGGTTGCTCAGGGTCTTGCTTCTGAACAACATCTTTTGAACCGAGACTGAACCCGAAGAGCTTGATTGCCATTAATTATCCATTCTAAAAATTGATAGAGGGAAGAATCCCTCTATCTTTACACTACACCGTATTCAACAGATTCCCACCACTGGTAGGACATTGTTACTGAAAACTCCTCAATCGTATCATTTGAACCCCAATCAACATCAATTGGTGTTAAATCTGTTGGGAATAATCCAACAAACTTATACTGTTTAATGTTATCACCTTTTTTACCAAACTGTGTAACATCACCATCAACAGTATAACCAAGCGGTGCAAGGGCAGCTGGATTGCGAACATTCAGATTGTGTGAATTGATTCCGTTCATCCATCTTTCGAAGGCATTACGAACTACGAAATCTTCATCATTAATAACTGTGATTGTCCAATCTGCAAATGTTCTGTTACCAACAAACTTTAATTCACGACCAAAGTATTGAACTGGCACAACACCCAGCGTAGCGCCAGGTAATTGTGCAGTCTTACACATGAAGGTTAATTTTGTCTGTGCGTTTCCTGGCGCAGAGAACGCAGGAAACGGCATAGAAACTTCAAATAGATTAGGACGGGCACCGTCACCAATCATTTGGCTTCTAAATTCGTTTACGGAAAATGCCATTTTTTATCTCTCCTGTTTCTCTATTTAGAATTGTCCTACGACCTCATCAAACGAAACGCCCGTTCTAACTGCAACAAAGTTAAGTTGAATGAAGTTAATCGACCGGGCAGGTTTGATGTAGATATCACCAACAAATTCGTTGCGGTCGATAACTTCACCAGTATTGTTTGTTTCATCGCAGACAACACGGAAGTCAGTAATACCACGGCGACCTTGACAATCACGCAAGAATGGCTCAACAAGTGCAACAAACTGAGCACGGGTAAACTGGTCGTTGAATTCAAACAACGAGAATCTTGCGGCACGACTAATTGCCTTTTCAAGCACAATAAACAGTCTGCGAACATTGATACGGTCAAATGCCGATGGTTTACTTAACATCGTCTTGTCACCAAACAGAACTGTGCCTTCGCCTTGGAAAGAAACAACCGGATTAATGCCTTTAACATACAAGTCATCACGATTTGTTTTCGTTGGATTGTATGCCAGTTTAATTACATTTTTAATGATACCACGATTCAGACCACCAGGTGAGAACCATGGGTCTCTCTCTAGGTCTGTTCTTGCACAGAGACCAGCAATGTCGCCATTGAGTGGTACCCAGCGATACACATCGTTATATTTGTCATATTGATACTTCCAGTTGTTATCAATTACAGCGTAAGAAGAAGAAGTTAGAGTATTGCGATAGGCAACAGTATCAGTAACTTCATCACCTGGATTGTTTACGCAGTCATCTTTTTCTGGTGACAAGAAGACCACGCAATCTTTACGAGATTCGCACAACGAAATGAGGTCTGTTGCGAGTGTTTGATTAGCAGGACCAGAAATCACTAAAGCAATATCAACAGACTCGGCAGAATCAAAGAAGTCATATGCAGTAATTACATTGGCAGTAGAGATTGTACCATCAACACCACCAGCAAGTGAAACTGTTACATTGGAAGTTAAATTCGCAAAACCTGTACCAGATGCAGTCGAACCCCAAGTGGCGTTTGCGCCGTTTGCAAATGGGTGATCCATCCAGTAGACATATTGCGATTGAGCTTCAATCACATTTCTATAGTAATTTGAGTTGCCACTATCGTCTTTAGCATCAGAAGCCTTAGAAACAAACGAATATTTCTCTAAGACAGTACCTTGTGTACCAGTAATCACACCGTCTTCGTCAAGAACAATGACATGCAATTCGTCATTTGAACCACCCTGACTAGAAGTGTAACTGGAAGTACCTGGGGCTTCTGTAAATTGATTTGCGTATGTCCAAGAGCTGTAAGTGTTAGAGTCGGCAACAGAAACTTTTAATGAGTTTCCAAGTGCGCCGGCATAACGAGCAGCAAAAGTACCGCAAGCGTTTGAAGAACCACTGTAATAGTTGGCTTCATACGAATCTTCATTGTCGATTAAGACAGCAGTATTTGCAGTAGCGTTTCTTGTTTGTGCGACATTGACAGCACGAACAGTTTTTAGATTGTTGGTATATGCAAGAAAGTTTGCAGCCGAGAACCAGTATTCATAATTTGTGCTGCCAGGATTACCAAATGTTGCTGCGAGGCGAACCTCATCAGAAATGGTAACGACAGTATTCGCAGGTCCCCATGCAAACGGTCCGGCAAATGCGCCAATGGAGGTGGCGACTGAGGGAACGATAGTAGTCAAATCGACTTCTGATACATTCACCCCTGCGGATAATTGAAATGCCATGGATTTCTCCTCTTGTTATAGGGTCAATTTCTTTTTATTTTGTATTTATGTTTTTATAAAATTGAGGATCTATACCCTCTTTCAGTCCACACATCGCCAGAATCTATTAAAACTTCTTCTCTTTTGCCGTCATCAATGAACCCAACAGGTGTAAGGTCTTCTTCTGCTGAAAGATTTTGTTCTTCAATGAGAACTCGGCGTATGTCAATATTCGTAGAATCTTTGAAGTATGATTGTGCAGTCAACCAGGCAAAAAGAACAAGACCCATCACTAAGTCATCATTATTGCCTTCTTCGGCTGCATATGAATCACGAAAACGAACAAAGGTATTCATTTCAGCAATTGTGTCAAAGTCATTGACTATCAATTTATCTGATTCTACCAGTGTCTTTAGATTGGCACAACCAATTTTCTTAACTGTTTTGGTTGTTTTAATGCCAAAGTTTGCGGCTCTTTTGAAACCACCAGAGATGGTTTGACCCTTAATGTGATGATGGTCAATTTTGTAGATGTTTTCATACTCTAATTCATAATGTAAAATGTCAACTACTTGTTGTCCCACATTGTTTGTCTCAACTAAAATGAATGCCTCATTGTATCTTTTTGCAATACTGTAGATAATTGTTGGAAAAAACAATAGTGGCAACTTATTATTACGATACTTTGCGACTTGTTTGTAGGGAACTTGTGTCACATCTAATATATTGATTGTGTGATAATCTAAACCTACACCTTCTGAACAATCAACTGTTGCAATATACAGATGCCCAGATTGTGGATTCTCATACACATCTAAGTTATCTATTGAAGAAAGTGGATTAAAGAATGCCATTGACCTCAGTTTTGCACCAGAAATGAGTGTTGCAGATGAGCCGATAAATTCACATTCAAATTCCTGTCGAAACTGTTCTTCGGATGTGTTTCGTATTGTTTCTTCTCGCCATTTTGCATCTCTGTTTGGCACCATTGACCAGTGAACTTCAATTGGTTTATAAGTTGACCGTTTTTCAGTTGCATCAACCCACATCTTGTAGAAGTGGTTTAATCCGTATGGTGTAGAAACGATGATAACTTTTGTTGTCTTACCAGAAGAAATCACAGGATAGGTAGAAGTAAAGAAGTCATCTGCCATGTTTTTTGGCACAAACGCAAATTCGTCTAGGAAGATTAGATTGTAAGAACC